GCTGGCGACTCTGTCATCCAGCGGCGCGCTGGCGGCCCGCCTTGTGCGAAGGACTGCGCCTTGATCGCTATCGAGCTCGGCTAGTGCCGCAGATGCGCGTCGACTCTGGCGCATCTGCGGCATTACCTCGAACGGTGCTCGCCTGTGTTGGCGGCGAGCATTGCTGGCTCAGCCAAAAACGAAAAAGGCCCGCATTTCTGCGAGCCTTCAAATCGTGGTGCCGGCACCAGGAGTCGAACCCGGGACCTACTGATTACAAGTCCGCGCCAACGTGCAGGCCCGCCGGGCAAAATGTCTTAAGGCCTGTATTTTCAAAGATATATAGCGATATACGCTGTCCATTTCGATATCGGGTGTGGACGTTATGTGGACGTCACGTTTGCGCCTTTCTTTCATGACGCCACAAAAGCTTTCACAGCGTGCAATACGCCCCTACCTGCTAAGACCCGCGTGCCTGCTGGGCTGCGCCTGTCCTTTCACCACCCACTCCGTTTGCATTAAAAACACACGCAAAGCCCGTCGGCGGGAGGGGGATAAGTGCGTTTTGGCCGCAGGGTTTCTTGGCGGGTTTGTTTTTTCAGGGTGGTAGAGTGCAGAGCGCCCGCATGCGCGGGCTTTATAGAGGACAGGAAAGATGAGCGAGAAAGGAACGCTACGGATCAGCTACAAGCGAAACGGGAAGCCTGAGGAGTTCGATGTGCAGGCGCCTCTGGGTGCTGGCGAGGCGGCGGTGTTACATCACGTGCTTAATCGCAACGAGTCGCAGCGGGTATTGGTCGATGTCGACTGGAACGCGACGGGAGTCGCGCGGCTACGGCCTCAGGTTGAGGCACTGGGTATAACCGACGTTGAGTGGGAATATCTGTAGCCAGAAAGACAAAGGGCGCCTTTCGGCGCCCTACTCACAAACAGGTTGGCTTGTCATCGCCGTCTACCTGTTTGGCTCTGCGATTGCTGGTTGCCCAGGATCCTCAGAGTCTCACAAGCCCCTTGCGGGAACGGGTGCAAGTCTTGCGTCTCTGCACCGTTAGGGCCATGTTTCGCGACAAACGCACTTACTCGCGCAGGCCCAGGCCGGCAAGCACTGCCGTTCGTACTGCCGCAAAATGGTCTGATCGCATCTGAAAGGTCTGGTAGCTCCGGCCGCCGTGCCGGCTTCGGGCTTTGCACTGATCCAGCCTGGCCAGGCTGACCGTGTAAACCATGTCGCACTTCGCCCAGCAGACCGCGCTGGGCCCGGGCAGGTAGCACGGCAGCTCAACGTGGTGGTCTGTCAGGATCTCTGGCGCCGTCGTGCTAAGCGGGACGACGGTCACCAGCTTGCTGTTGTGCCTGTGGCGACGGAGAACGACGACGGGGCGAGCCTTGATCATCTCCGGCTCGACGAAGCCTTCGAAGTTGCAGATTAGGACGGCGCCTTCCTTGGGTTGGTATTTGAGTGGCATCAGATGCTCGGTGTCGATGATGGCGAGCAGCTATCTTACCTTGCGCGCTCTCAAACACCTGATGCTAGGCCGTAATCGGTTTTAGCTGCCCAGCCAGCGCCGCCGCCGTCCCCGCTTTCGCCGTAAACCCACCCGCATCACCCGGGCTCGGCGTCGGCCCGGGCTGGTGGGTGTGCCCGGCCAGCTGCGTGTTCATCGCCTCCACCAGGTCGAGCAGATCGCACACCACCTGGAGCAGGTTCACGTTGGCAGAGCCCAGCCACGTCTTCGGCGCGATGCTGCGGCGGATGCCCTGGATGCGCTCCTGCATGTCGCCGCCAATCGTAGCGTTGAGCTTCTGGCCGACCACCAGATTGAGGTCGCGGCCGGTGGCCTGGTGCAGGTCGTCCACCGCGGCGAGGCTGGCGGATCCGCCGGATAGCAGCTTGAGCGCGCCCAGTGCCTCGACTTTCTTGATGCCGCCCACCGATTCGGTGGAGTGGTCGTCCACCTCCACCGTGTGGTTCTGGTAGCGCTCGGTGTTGTCCAAGGCTTCCACCTGGCGCTCCACCGCCTTGTCCTCGATCTTGCCATCCGTCTGGCGCAGCCAGTTGCCGTCGGCGTCCACGCGCTGCTGGCAGGCCTCGCTGTGTTGCCACACCTGGTCGCCCTTCGGTACGCGCGGCAGGCTCAGCCCGTGCGGCAGTACGGTCTGGATGAATGGCTTGTGGGGCAGGCCATAGGCGAAACACACCACCACCACCGTGCCTTCCTCTGCGAAGCCGAAGAAGCCCGCCTCCTGCCCACCGTTCGGCGCCGGCAGCGGCACGCTGGAAAGAATCGGCAGATCCGGATCGGGCTCGCCGTCCGGCAGCAGCACCTCCACGTCCACGGCGAAGCGCGGCCGGAAGTCGTCGCACAGGCCGGGCGCCGCCGGCGCATCCGGTACCGCCACCACGCGGCCGAAGCGGGGCAGGTGGTAACCGCCGGTCAGCTCGGGGAATTGCCGCTCTACGCTGCGGCGGATTGCGTCGTCCATCGGATGGCCATCTTGTTGTCGGCGAGCGTCACGCTGGTGATGCGCTCGCCCTGGTTGATCGTTGCACCAGGGCGCAGGCCGGGCAGGGCCGCGATCATGGCGCTCTGGTTGCCCTGGTAGCCGTCAAACAGCTCGACCGGCAATTGCAGCGGTGCTCGAGCACCGAAGAAGCTATCCGCCCAGCTGCCGGCGAATAGCTCGCCGTCGCCCTGCTGCTGCCAGATGAAGTCGGGGATGTTGAACACGCGGGCCAGGCTGTCCATCGCTTGGTACCCGGCGGCGAGGCTGTAGAAGAAGGGCGTCTTCACCTTTGCATAGGGCCGCTCGGGCACGCGGAAGCGCAGCCCGGTTTTCTCGCTGACGGCAGCGAGCACCATCGTCATGTCGACATGGCGAAGGTTCATCGGCATCGGGTTCGCCAGGATCGCCGCCAGCTCTCGGCACATCAGCACCTGCTGAACACTATTGGCCGCGGTGCAGCGCTCCACGTAGCCGATGAAGTGGCGCTGCAGGGTGGCCTCGTTGTAACCGATGTCGAGCGTCACCAGGCCCTTCACCGGGGCGTCCGCCTGGATGGTGAAAGAGGCGCGGCCAGGGCTTTTCAGCTCCAGTCGCACCTCGTCCTTGACCAGCGGGTAGGCGGTACCGGCGATGGTCAGCAACTTGTGCAGCTTCATGCTCATGCTGTGCCGCCCAGGTAGTTGTCCAGCTTCTTCAGCGTCGCCTCGAAGCCGGTGAGTTCCTGCCCAGGCGCTGCTGATCCATCGCCGGCGGCGGTGGCGGTCGAGCTGACCGACTGCCCGGGCGCGGACTGGCTGGTGACCGCGTTGGGTTGGCGGCGCTTCTCCACCCGCTCGGGGTTGGAGAGCTTTTCCGCCAGGGTGAACTGCACCCGCCACGCCGCCAGGGTGTCGTCTTCACGCGCGCTCACGCCATCGGAGAACTGCACCTGGCGCACGCCGAAGGCCGTGGCGGTGTCGTTGACGATGCGGTACGTCTTCAGCTGGCCGCCGCCTTCCGTGGCCTCGGCCAGGCGCATCAGGTCGCGCAGCTGCTCCCGATCGGCAAAGCGGATCAGCAGCGAGACGGTCAGCGTCTTCGGCTTGAAGCCCTTGTGGGCTGACGTGCTGTTGCTCGTCTGCCCGGATATGTCGTCGCTTTCGATGCGCAGGTTGGCCGTGATTTTCAGACCCTTGCCTCGCACCTTTTCACCGTCGAGCAGCAGCGTCATAGGCCCACCAGCTCCCGTACAAAGCTCAGCCCATCCAGCGAGCCCACCAACAGCAGGCCCGCGCTCAATACCCATTCATGCCCAGGCGCATCGCCATCGAGCAGCTGCCGGCGCAGCTCGCAGGCATCGCCAGGGCCGATCAGCCGGGCGCGCATGCTGGTGTCGGCGCTTCCGTTGGCCAGCAGTGCCTTCAGATCCGCCAGCTGCTGATCGCGACCCTGCTGTTGGCCGGCCTTGCGGCCGGCCAGCGCGGCCAAATCCGCCATCGGCGAGCTGTCGGCAGCGTAGCTCTCCAGCATCGCCAACTGGCCAGCGATCGACTGCTTGGCTGCCTTGGTCACCGTGCAGCGCTCCAGCGGCAGCGCGCCCCAGCGGGGCAGCGGGCCAGCGCTGGGCATCTCCCACTTTTCCGTCTCGAGGCGAGACAGGTGCCGGGCACGACGCTCGGTGCGCACCAGGTCCGGTACCGGCAACAACGCATTGAAGCGCGCCAGGGTGTCGGCTAACTGGTCGAAGCGGGTAGAAAGGAACAGCAGGGAAAGGGCGTACTGCGGCCCGCTGGGCTTGCCCTGGTCGGATGGGTCCACCAGCTTGCCGGCGAGCTGCTGCAGCAGGTTCGGCGCCGACAGGAAGCGCTGGTTGCCGCGACCCTGGCCGATGCCACTCTGGAAGGGCGTCACTGCCAGGCACGCCGGCGCCTCGCCCAGCTGGCTGCCCAACGCAGCGCGTCCGGTGGCGATCGCACCGACGGCGGCACCCCCGACCGGTCCCGGGTTGGTGGTGGCCAGCCCGTCCAGCCCCGCGAGCCGCTGCGCCGTGCTGGCCAGCTCGCCGCCGGCGAGCGTCTTGGCGTCGTCGAGCTCTGCCATCCACTGCGTGGTCTGCTCGGGCCAGCGCATGGTCACCGGTGTCCAGGTCATGCCGGCAGGCTTTGCTGCACACTGCTCGGTAGCTCAGACCATTGCACCGGGGCTGTGAGGATGTCAGCGGCGCGCCCCTCGGCCAGCAGCCCAGCTGCTTCCAGCGCTTGCACGCCACCAGCAGTTGCCGGGTCGGTCAGGTCGATGAACTCGGCCGCGTCCACGTCCTTTTGATAGGTGCGGATCGCGGCGGCCTGGCTGCGCGCTTCCATGGCCGCCGACGGGTCGTCGAGGCCCGCCAGCTCGATGGAGATTTTTTCCGTCTGCGTGAAGCGGGCGCGGAAGGCGGCGCGGGTGATGATGGTGCCGTGGTCGCTACCTGTGGCTGGCTCAATTGCAACAATTTCACGATATTTGCCGGGATAGTGCTGCTCTACGAAAGCCAAGTCACTGGCGATCACGTTAATCACCGCTCCGTCGTCGTCTAAAATCTCGAACATGCTCTCAACCCTCGCTCCACTCGATAATTACGCAGCCCTGAC